TATAATCGATTTTCAGATATTTTTTCTGTTCAGTTTTACGTTTTAAATACTCATTTTTATATTTCTCAGTTTCCAGATTAGGAATATATGTTTTCAACATTTCTAGCACTGTATTAATATTTTTTTCTTCAATCAAGCCAGGATCAAGATTAATAATAAACTGCTCATTGTCATAAGCTAGAACCTGTCCATCACTTGTGGATATTTTCCCTCTTTTAGCTTTAGTAAAGCTTTTTGATGAATATTGTTTTTCTCCTTCATCTCTTAATTTATTTCCACCTTTTGTCTGAATACTGTAAACTTTTCCGAGTATTGCAATAAACCCTATAGTTGTAAACAAAACCAATAAACCAAATCTTCCTCTGAATGTATTTAAATATTTCAAAAATACCTTCAAAAATTTTTCAGTTTCCTGATCTTTTCTATTCTTTTCTATATTTGACTTTGCCCTGTCAATAATACTACTTTTTTTATTACCCTTTTTCATTTTTCTCCTAATTTAACCAATATTAACCTTCAAGTCTTGCTAAAATCATTTCATTAATCATTTGCGGATTGGCCTTGCCTTTAGAAAGTCTCATTGACTGTCCCACAAGATATTTTAGCGCATTACTTTTTCCAGCCTTGTAATCTTCCACAGATTGATGATTTTCAGCCAGCACCTGCTCTACAATCTTTTCAATTTCGCTGTTGTCTGTAATTTGCACAAGCCCTTTTTCCTTTACGATAATTTCAGGATCTTTATTTTCTGAAAGCAAGATTTCAAACACATCTTTTGCAATTTTTGAACTAATCGTATTAGCTTTTATCAATTTAATTAATTTTCCAATATTTTGAGGCTCAACAGAAAATTCCTCAATAGAAATATTTTTTTCTTTTAGCACACGTAAAATTTCTGTCAATACCCAGTTTGCCGCAAGTCTTGCATCATCCGAAACTTTTACAACTTCCTCATAATATTCAGCCAGTTCCTGCTCTGATGAAAGAGTAGCCGCTTCCATTTCATTCAATTTATACTCATTAATAAATCTTTTTGCCTTCTCATCTGCAAATTCAGGCATTTCATCCTTTACATTTGAAAGTCTTGATTCAGTAATGATAATCGCTGGCAAGTCAGGCTCTGGAAAATATCTGTAGTCCATTGCTTCCTCTTTGCTTCTCATTGGCTTTGTAACCGCATTTTCCTCATCCCAAAGTCTTGTTTCCTGAACTACACGACCACCATTTTCAAGCACTTCAATTTGTCTGTTTGTTTCATACTCAATCGCCTTTACAACCGCCTTAAACGAGTTCAAGTTCTTAGTTTCCGTTCTAGTTCCAAGTTTTGTTTCACCTTTTTTTCTAACAGAAACATTAGCATCGCATCTAAGTGATCCAAGTTCCATACTTACATCACTGACTTTCGTATATTTCAGCCTATCCTTCAATGTATTCAAATAAGCATATGCTTCCTCGGCATTTTTTATCTCAGGCTTTGAAATAATCTCAATTAACGGTACAGAGGCCCTGTTATAATTTAGCAAAGTTTCAGAAGCCGTATGAATACTTTTCGCCGTATCTTCCTCAATCTGTATTCTTTCAATCCCGACACTTGCTTCCTTCCCACTATTCGTCGTAATTTTCAAAACTCCATTTTCAGCATAAGGCTTAAAAAACTGTGTAATTTGATAATTTTTTGGCGAATCAGGATAAAAATAATTTTTTCTATCAAAATAACTCTCCCTGTTTATTTCACACCCAAGTGCAAGTGCCGCCTTTATCGCATAATCCAGCACCTTTTCATTCAACTTCGGCAAAGCCCCAGGCTGCCCTGTACAAATAGGACATACCGCAGTATTAGGCTCTTTATTATCATAATCCGCATCACAAGAACACCATACTTTCGTATTCGTTTTCAATTGACAATGCACTTCTAGTCCGATGACTGTTTCATATTCCATACTCATTTTTTATTTATTCCCTTTCTTTCATAAAATTTATTTTATCAAAATTCCTTTTCAAGACTTTTTTATAATTCAGGATATTCTATCTCCCCACGTTCCTTCTCAAATTTATTTGCCACATTAAACAGCAAATCTTCCCTAAAATAATTTCCAATCAGCTGTATTCCCACAGGAAGTCCATTTACAAATCCTGCTGGAACTGAAATTGCAGGCAATCCAGCCATATTTATTGATACAGTAAAAATATCTCCCAAATACATTTGAACTGGATCAGTAACTTTTTCACCTTTTTTAAACGCTGTTGTTGGAGAAACTGGTGTCAAAATTAAATCAACTTCTGAAAGAACTCGCAAAAAATCATCTCTTATTAATCTTCTAACTTGCGAAGCCTTTTTGTAATAAGCATCATAAAATCCAGAACTTAACACATAATTTCCAATCATAATTCTACGCTTCACTTCATCTCCAAAACCTTCTGTTCGTGATTTTACATACATTTCCTCAATATTTTCATCACTTTTTCTAACTCCATATCTCACTCCATCATATCTTGACAAGTTTGAAGCGGCCTCAGCCGATGAAATTATATAATAAGTGGAAATTGCGTATTTTGTGTAAGGCAACGATACTTCCTTCACTTCTGCTCCAAGTTTTTTTAATTCCCCAACTGAAACATTCATGTGCTTGGCTATAGCTTGTGCTACCATTGGGGCATTTTCCATTACTGAACGGAATTCATCCCCTTGAAGTTTTCCTGCTGCCATTGCCTGTGTCAGCTGGTACATTGCACTTGTTGCTTCCACTGCATCCGCTCCTGATACCTTAAACGCCTTCTGCATAAGGTTGGTAAATTGAACAATTTCATCAGTATTGTTAAAAGCGTCCTTAGCAAGCAGTCCTAGTTTTGCTACCTGATTCATGCTATCTGTATATGCCACTCTTGCATCATTTGCTGACTGGTAAATCTGTTCCTTCAGCTGTTCAGGTGCGTCCGTTATCAAGTTAAGCCTTGCTGTTATCTGTGCATTCTGGTCTGATGCCTGAAGTAGTTGCTTTGCTCCCATAACTCCTGCTATCGCTGTCCCTGCCTGTATCATTTTTTTCTGTATTGCATCAACGATTCCTGGTGTCTTGCTCAGATTGTCATTCAGCCCTTTGCTGTCGCCTTTCATTTTCTGCAGTTCATTCTCTGCCAGTGCCAACTGTTGTCTTGTAGTTGATAAATTAGCAGTGTTGATGTTCATGGATTTCCCATCAAGACTGGATAGACTGTTTACTGTTGCACTTATAGCGTTGTTTATTGCTGTAAATGTTTGCGTCATTCTGTCATTTAAAACTATGCTGTTCTGAATTGTAGCCATTTTTCACACCTCCTAACGCCTTTTACGGCCAGCCTTTCTTTTAGCTTCTTTCTCAGCCTCTTTCTCTTTTTTAATTTTTATGTCTATACAGGCCATAATGAACGCTTTCTCATAAATGTCCATTTCAGCAAATTCACTTGGCCTTATTTTCAATTTATGCAGGCAATAGTAAGCATAGTTATACTCTGCCACATTTGCCTCAATTAGTTTTTTACTTCATCTTTGATATCCTCTACGTTAAGATCCCATCCGTTTATCTTTTGGACTTCTTGAAGCAAAGCTGTATACTCTCCTGGAAGAAGCATTGCATTTATCAGTTCCCTTGAATCCATTACTCCCCAGGAATCTTGCAACTCTTTGTCATCTAAATCCGGATAAACCAATGATTTCAAAACTAAATCCACAAAGTATTTCTGCTGGTCTAGTTCCGGAACAACTACTCCTTTAGCCTTTTTAACCTGTCTTGTATTTTGCTTTCTTAGTGCATCATCCATTTCATTTGAGATTGACTTTATCTCAAATTTAACAGTATTTCCTGCATCGTCCTTAAATCTTTTTGACACTTCCACTTCCTGATTTTCCACAGGGATTGTATTCTGTTTTAAAAAAAACTTTAAATCTTTCATTCTTAATTATCCTCCTAAATTTATTTGAAAACAGGGAGCTTAAAACTCCCCCAACCTATCCTTAATATGTTACAAAAAGTACCCTTATATGTTCATGCCGTCAAGAGCATTAAATTTATCCATAAGTTTCCAGTCCTCAAATGTGAAATCAAACTCATCTTCAAGATAGTCTGCATCCGCATCAAACTGTGCTATTATTCCACCATCAAGATTGCAGTCAATCAGCATTATGGTCTGTTTCCCTACACTCGAAGTTGGATCTTCATTTACAAGCTGCATATCAAAGTAAATATCCTTACCTGTTCTTGTGTACTCCTGCAATATTTCTCTAAATACAGATGTGTTAAAATGGAAAGTTGCGCTTCCGGTACCTTTCCATCCTGCCGCCTTGTTTCCTTTTCCAGTTTTACCTAGGATTGGAACTTCAACTTTATTCTTTTCCATTTCTGCCTTAACATTTATGGCTTGCATAAAGTTATATCTTTTATTCCCAACTGTGACAAAGCATTTGGCAAGACTTCCAGATATGGCGTCCTTTCCTTTCATTATCGCTGTATCGCTCATCTATTCTCACACTCCCTTATCTAAATTATTGTACAATTACGTTCATATAAAGTTTTTCCATAGCAACGACTGGCTTAATGTTAGTTGTGACCAATACGCTTTCCTTGGTTTCTCCTTCAACAACCGTAATATCTGTCTCCTCATTGAAGTCTTTTATCGCTCTCAAGTCTTCTAATGTTTCGTGATGTTTTGAAATATCACGTTTCAGGTCATTTCTGTCGTATTCTGTATTGTTTGACGAACCAAGATATGTCTTATTAAAAATTGTTGCCACGTCAATTGCAATCTGATCTAAAGTTCTCATTACTTGAGCAAACGAAAAATCCCTGTTCTTTCTTTTTATGAAAGAAACAAAAGAATTAATATCCTTCAGAACTCTTATCTCATCCCCAGTCTTGTGGAAAATAAAGTACCCAGCTTTTACAGCCAGCTC